GCAACTGAATTCCAGTTCAACACCATGCGTTTGTCTGTGATGTTCCCTGCAATGACTGTTAATGTACTCGGTCATCAACGAAAACTAACTGATACTGAGATTGCAGTTTGGTATTCCAATATTTTATTGGAGTGATTCGGTGGTCCGAGAGCGTGGAGAGTTCCATCTTCCTGGACATAACTACACTGGACCTGGCACTCAGTACGAAAAAAGAAAGGCTCGTGGTGACAAACCTGTCAATCGTGTTGATGCTTTGAGCATGGCACATGACAAAGTGTATGTTGAACAAGGCGATAATCAGTGGGCGATACTTCGGGCGGATGCAAACTATGTTGCTGGGGCTGCTAGTATTGCTGTTGATGACAGTGCGACCAACCGTGAGCGTGCGGAAGCTGTTTTTGTTGGTTCCGTCATTGGAATTAAGACTGTAGTTGGTCTTAACTTGTTAATTCTGAGGCCACTGCGATGAGTCTTGAAGACAGAGTTGGTGTTCTTGAGGATGCAATGCTTGAGATTCAAACCCTTATCAAGATTTTAAAACCAATTGCATTGATGCTTGCTGCAAGTGTTGGCGTGGATTTGGCCAATTTCATATAGTTCTGTAAAGGGTAGGTCAAACTGTGCCAAAATATTCGGGTTACTGGACTACTCAACTTCGCCTTCCGTTAAACTATGGTCTACGGAACCATAACCCAAAGCCTCTTTCGCGCGCTTTACCTTGCCATTTGAAACATTTAACTCCTTTGCGATAGCATAAGTGGACTTTCCACCGAAGTGTAAGTCTGTTATTTTCATATCAAGGGCAGTACATCGTGCTCGGCCAAACTTTTGTCCTTTGTTTTTGAGTGCAGTCATGCGCTCTTGAGTGCGTCTAGCTATTCTCTTGCGCTCTAACTCCGCCATCATGGCTAACATTGTATACATCATTGTCTGTGATTCGTCTTCTATGTTAGTAATTAGCATTCGCTCTTTAACAATATAGAGATGAGTATTACCATTTAAGCAATACATCTCCACAAAGTTAAGGAATCCAGTGCAATCTCGGAATAATCTGTCTAACTCATAGATGATAACTAACTTAGGCTTGCGAGTTGGCACATTAAGATGTGCTTTCATCATTAGTAGACCTGGGCGGGCTCTATCTCCGCCACTGTAACCGATATCTTCGTGATATACTGCCTCATCATATGCCATGATTTCATTATTCATTCCATCATGTTGTCTCTCAATTGATTGAGTTAGTGTCGAAACTCGGCAATAAATGTCTACTTCCGCGTAGTCTCCTTGCGTAAAGGGTGTTCGCATATTACGCACCTACTCTATGTGTGACTTCTAACCCGAGTACTGCGAAACAATCTGGGCAAACTGGAATTAACTTCCAAGTAAACATTCCCATTACTTGCTTTTTCTTATTTCGGTTGATGAACTTCTTACAAACTGCACACTTGAAACAATGTGCTAGCATGTAAAATGCCTCTTCTTCGTTATTTTTAGGCGATTCGCCTTTATGGTCTCCCATGGTTGGGCCTATGGGTGTCTGCATATAACACTAGGGGTAATGTTCCTCCCGCGCGACACAGTACTTACGGAAGGTTATTCGTGCATATAGTTCATATACTTCCTATGGTGTGTATGGGTTGTTCGGCCTCTCTGAGGTTTAGGGCACCCTAAAAAAAGAGGAATTATAATGGCATCTGCTAAAACACAATCGTTCGAAGTATTCGAACTAATAACTGCGAACGCTGCTGGCAGCGTGAAAACTATTGACCTTAACACATTTGTTGATGTGGCTGATATGGAAGCGTTCGGTATTCAAGCAATTGAAATCGGAATTGATACTACTGAAGCGACACCTTCCACTGCTGAGTGGATGGCTCAAGTATCACTGGCAGACCTTTCTGCTGGTTTTGACACACACGCTGAGTACTCTTCACTATACGCAGGATATACCGATGTACCATCTGGCTATTCCCAAGAAAACCTTTCATTAGGTGATGTAAAGGCAGTACGCTATGTACCTGGTGGCAAATTAGATGTTAGAGTAGACCGTGTTGGCGGTACAAGTGATGTAGACCTATATGTCCGCATCACCGGTATCATTAGTAAGTTGTCTGCTAAAGACTATATGAGTCTGGCCCTAACTGCTTCAATGAACGCGTGAGTTGATAGCCTTGGGACTTACAGCACCTAAGCGTCGTGAGACCTACCAAACCTATGTAAGCCGTATGTTCAAGCAGGTCAAACGCAATAAGAAAACACTAAGGGGCGCCTATTCAGGGCGTGGCCGCAACATGAAGTTGCATGCACCTGTAGTAATGAAAGCTATTGGAGTACAGTGGAGAAAGCACCAAAAGAGTATCAAAAAGGCACAAAGGAGGTCCCGAAGATGAGTGATAGACTAATAACAACAACACTTGGCACTATTATTTTCGACACTGGCGTTATACCATCCGGTGTAGTTGCTAACCCTGCACCTAATACTTTGCAGTTCAATGACAGTTTAACTGGGTGGATGGGTACAAAGAAGCATAACGACCACTTTGCTCTTACTAATACACAGACTACTGCTATCGTTGATAACATACATTTTGCAACATCAGACTATATTGACTTGCGTGACTTGGTTGAAGAAGGAGAGGGTTTAGACAACATTGTTGTTAATATCCAACGCCAACAGGAACTACCTTACGCTAGTTCTTGCTGGAATTTATCTCCAATTAACGCAATTTATGAGACTTTGATAGTCTCTCAACAACCAATACCTGTTGATTGTATAGTTGGTAGTACTGATATCATACGCTTAAACAAACTTCATGAGATAGGATTTAGCCCTGTACCTATCTTTGATGGTGCGTCTTATAGTTATGTAGGAGTGCGTGCAGACGCTCTAGTGTATGTGGAAACACGCAAATACTCTCTTGATGGTAGCCAACAGTGGTCTTCACCTGACCAAATGGGACAGATGAATGATTTAGCACCTGGAGATCCCGCGCAATCTGAAACCCGTTTTACTAGCGATTTTGCGATGACCCAACGCTCGGTTCGTGGCAATCCAGACCTCATTGTAGGTCCTGGACTACATGTTGTGCGTGTATTTTCATGTTGGAATGCTGAAAGACCGGCTCAAGCAGTGGTTGGTGCCAACCCTGCAGATGCTCCAGCAACTGAATTCCAGTTCAACACCATGCGTTTGTCTGTGATGTTCCCTGCAATGACTGTTAATGTACTCGGTCATCAACGAAAACTAACTGATACTGAGATTGCAGTTTGGTAT